TACATCCCATCCTCCGATGTCTTGGTTGAATGCTCCTGCATCTAAAAACATATAACCCATATCAGTTACATTAGACACATTCCATCCACTGATGTCTTGGTTGAATGCTCCTGCTCCGCCAAACATATAATTCATACTTGTTACAGAAGAAACATCCCATCCTCCGATGTCTTGGTTGAATGATGTTGCTCCGCTAAACATATAACTCATATCAGTTACATTAGACACATCCCATCCACTAATATCGCCATTAAATACTGTTGCTCCGCCAAACATATAACCCATATTAGTTACATTAGATACATCCCATCCTCCGATGTCTTGGTTGAATGATGTTGATCCATTAAACATATTATTCATATCAGTTACATTAGACACATCCCATCCACTAATATCGCCATTAAATACTGTTGCTCCGCCAAACATATAACCCATACCAGTTACATTAGCAGTATTCCATGAATTTAAGTCTTGGTTGAATGATGTTGATCCATTAAACATACTATACATATTAGTTACAGAAGATACATCCCATCCTCCGATGTCTTGGTTGAATGCTCCTGCTCCGCTAAACATATAATCCATAACGGTTACCGCTGAGGTATTCCATGATTCAATTCCTTGAACAGATGTTAATACATAACAATCACTAAACATACCGTTAAATAAAGTAGTTCCTGTTAAATCAAATGTTCCACCAATTGTGGTTAAGTTTGTACATCCCGCAAAATAGAAACTATTATTTCCTAGTTTAAGTGGTCCGATATTTGTGATTGAAGTTAATTTTTGTGGGGTCCAATCTCCACCCCATCCTTCATAAGTTCCAGTGATTGTAATTGTTTTAACACCGCCTGTTGCATAAGTATGTGTTTTTACTGTTTGATCCCATGCAGTAATAGTATCTGTGTTTCCATCACCCCAATTTACAGTGAAGTTGTAGTTTCCTCCATCATATAATGGTAACGTGATTGTTGGATCACCATCACCTAATGTAGTGTCCCACACCGAAATGAATTCGTTTGCACCTATACCACCTGTGGTTACACCTTTGATTCTTAATTTTCCGTATACGTTAATTGGCATAATTTTCCTTTTTTAAATTTGTTATACGTATTTAAAAAAACACCGGGGGATTTCTCCCCCAATGTTAATTTTAAGATAAATGATTAGTTAAATACACCGTAAATAACAACTTTATCACCAGCAAGTGGAGCTGTAGTAAATGTTACTACACTTCCAGCAACAGTATATTCAACACCAGCCTCTTGTAATAGACCGTTTAAATAAACCGTTTCAGATCCAGCTCTAACTTCTTCATTCAATGTAAACTCATCATTAGTTCCATTGATAGCACCTGTAAATGTAGCTTTCTTGAAGTAAATTGCTTCAAAATCAGATACAACAGTTGATAATTCAGTTGAAACTTCAGCAAATGAATCAATTGCAGTTAAGTCAGTGTTTGAGATCAAGTAAGAAACGTCTGTTGATAATTGTGTAGCCAATGAATCTTCAGCTGATTCCGCACGTGAAATTTCAGAAGAAATAGCACCCATTACGTTAACACCTGCAACTGTAAGATCACCACTAACTTCAACATCACTAGCAAATGTATATTGGCCAGAAGCAGGAGCAGCAATTGATTCTTTCAATCGGATAGTGTTAGTTGCAGCATCTAGACTGATTGTAGCACCATCAACGTCAGCTAAACCATCGATTTCAGTTGACAAATCAGATGCTAATGAAGCGTCTGCAGATAAACGAGCAGATTCTTCAGCTGATAGGTCAGAGCTCAATGAAGCATCACCTGAGATACGAGCAGATTCTTCAGCATCTACATCTGAAATTCTTGAAGAAATCTCACTAGATAAAGCAGAATCAATTGATGCATTTGCAGAAGATAGGTCTGTTGAAATTTTAGTTTCCAAAGATGCATCGCCTGAGATACGAGCAGAAGCCTCAGTTGATACAGCTGCAGTTCTATTTGAAGCTTCAACAGACAATGCAGAATTTAAAGATGCCTCAGCTGATGTAGCACGTGATTCTTCAGCATCAATATCTAAACCAATTGAAGTTACAGCACTTAACAATGCGTTATCGTTCTCTAGGTCAATACCGTTAACGAATTCAACGATTTCAGCAAATTGGTCAAGATCAACATCTGATCCGTCAAGGATAACATCGATACGAGATGCTTCAGCTGATACTGCAACGGCTAATGATTGGTCAGCAGCCAAACGAATAGAAGCTTCGTTGTCAATTGCAGATATTCTTGCAGATTCTTCAGCATCAACGTCAGCGATTCTTGCAGATACTTCAGCTGATAAAGCTGTAGTTAAAGATGCTTCAGCAGATGTTGCACGAGATTCCTCAGCATCAACGTCAGCGATTCTTGCAGATACTTCAACAGAAAGTCCAGAAGCCAAAGATGCTTCAGCAGATTCAGCTCTTGATTGTTCAGCATCAACATCAGAGATACGAGCAGACACTTCAGAAGATAAATCAGAACTCAATGAAGCATCGCCTGAAATACGAGCAGATTCTTCAGCACTTAAAACATCATATAAAGATGAACTTGCAGTTGATAAATCAGATTCTAAAGATGCATCACCTGAGATACGAGCAGACTCTTCAGCGCTTACAGCAGCAATACGAGCAGATTCTTCAGCATCAACATCAGAGATACGAGCTGAAATTTCAGCGCTCAATGCACCTTCGATAGACGCATTTGCAGTTGATAAATCAGCAGAGATTTTAGATTCTAAACTTGCATCACCAGATACTCTTGCAGATGACTCAGTTGATACAGCAGCCTCACGGTTAGCAGTTTCAGTTGACAAATTAGCAGCTACAGAAGCATCACCTGAGATACGAGCGGCCTCTTCTACAGATACAGCAGCTTCTCTATCAGCAACTTCAGTTGATAAATCAGATGCTAATGAAGCCTCAGCGCTCGTTGCACGAGACGTTTCAGCGCTTAAAGAAGCACCAGCAGCTGTTGCCAATGAAGTGATAGCACCGTTTAAGTCACCATCAGCAGATTGGAAAGCACCAACGATTTCAGTTAATGAATCTAAAGCAGCAGGATCAACATTTGAAACGATGTAGTCAATTCTGTCTTCCAATGAATTTTCAGCAGATTCTGCACGTGCAGTTTCAGTAGATACTTTAGCATCCAAAGAAGCATCAGCAGTTGACATTGCAGCCTCTAAACTCTCATCACCTACAACACGTACAGATGCTTCAGCATCGATGTTGTTTTGTAATGATTGTTCAGCTACCATTGCACGAGATTCTTCAGCAGATACTGCAGCTTCACGGTTTGCTACCTCAGTTGAAAGGTTAGCAGCAACAGAAGCATCACCAGCTATGCGGTTAGAAACTTCAGTTGAAACTTGAGTAGATACATTAGTATCAATTGAGGTAATCGCTGATTCTAAACCATCGATATCCGCAACCACGATACCAACTGGAGCTGTAATCTGTGCATTATCTAAAATCAAGTCGGACTGTCTATTTAAGACAATTTTAGTTGTAGACATTTGTTATGTTCCTTTTTTTTTAAATAAAATAAATAAAATAAATCCGTGAACCAGTATGATCTTAAACTAATTCTAGCAGTCCGGAGACTACTTGTTGAATAAAAGATTTTTAAGGTTCTTTATGGCGTTTGTGAAAGCCAAAGGTTCGCACGAACCCGTTTCCGTTAAATATTCATCTACATGGGATAATAGTTCGGGACTTGAAACAAAAACAAATGTAGATTTCTTTGCAGTTTTTTCTACTGTGAATTTGTGTCCCTTGATCTTAAGGTAGGCTGTTAAATATAAATCTGATGTTGAATAATTCATATAAATAAGAATTCTATTTTGAATTCAAATATAAATATCATCATGTTTTAGAAATCAACGTAAACCGTACAGAACCGCCGAAACTTTTTTCAACATTAAATGTATCGATATGTACATCGTATATTAGCGCCCGGAAATGGTGCTTCAGTGAATATGATTTGACTGCCAGATATTGTGTAATCTGCTGTGTTGCCAGCTGTTTGAAGTATACCATTAATATAAACATGTTCTGAAGTCGTAATTGGGGAGTTAGCTAAATCAAACGTTACGTTTACATCATCCGTTACGCCTGCAGGGGTTTCTTTATCAATGAACTTTACTTCTTGCGGACGACGAATAACTACAATTTCTTCCCAATCCGAATCTGTATATGACCATGGGCCTGGATTCAATACATAATATGATTGACCATTTAATATACCACAAATCATACCGGCTTTTCGGCGCGCTTGTGGCATGTTGTTTAACTCAGAAATATCGCCTTCAAATACACGGAACGCACCACCTTCCAATAACACATCGGTTGGAGTGCTATTAGATATGAAACGATCTCTATATAAAATAATGCTCATTCTGTGTTATCCTCTAATTAATCTTATCCATGTATTGTCATCTACCGCCGTATACCAATAGTTTGCATTGTAATGTGATTGTCCTTGATATGTGCCTGATATTGCGGTTCCTATGTAGTTTCCATTGATGTCCCAATTGTTTGCATCATTGAGCAATGTAGCCGGAACACTTGAAGTTAAATATGATTCGATAATTGGTATTTCTGTTACAGGTGTGCCAGATCCGCTCATTGAACCTAATACGGCAGATTGAGAAACATATTGAATCTTACCATAAGAAACTGCTTGTGGTTGAATTGTAGTAACACCATATTGATCAATTGCCACATCGCCAGACATTGAAACTGGTGCTGCTACATTTGCTGCATTACCAACAAATATGTAACTAGAGCTTAACGGAGGAATAACACCTGTTAAACCACTTCCATCTCCTGTGAAAGATCCTGTAAATGAGCCAGTTGTGTATGATGCCGTAAATGCATTAAATGATGCTGTACTAACAAGTGATCCGGTGTCGATGCCGGCATTGTTTGCATATGAAGCGGTTACTGCATATGATGCTGATATAACACTGTTACTACCATATGGACCAAAAACATCACTACCTGTTACAAATGATGCTGTTTCTGCATATGATGATGATGTTTCATAATTGATTTCATATGAAGCAGATACCGCATATGAAGCAGATAAAGCAGATTCTGCATATGAAGCAGTTAAAGCAAAACTAGATGTGATTGGATATAAAGATCCGGATCGTAATTGTCCCGGTTTGAATTGCCTCATTATGCCCATCTCCCTTTAACAATTATCAAATCTGTAGATTCAATTACATAACCTAAGACATTTGGATCAAAAACTATAGTTTGTGATGCAATATCACTAGGAGTCCATGAGTATGCTGCTTTATCAATGTATTGACCATTAATATATAAATCAAATTCATCTTTAGTTGCTGTTGTATATAGTACAGGATTCACTGCTGCAAATGATGAAATAGTTATGGAGGTTGAATTTACATATACACCTTGTCGTTCCGATATGTTAGTTAAATACATCATTGCAGTTGCACCAATTGTTTGTGCTCCGCCACCTCCACTTACAACAATATTGGCCCCAGACATCACATTGCTTTGATACTGCAAGATGTTTTGTGGTATTGTGATTGTTGAGAATATATTCAAATCTCCAACGTCTACTACAACATCGAAACTAACTTTTTTGATTGAATACATTTTTCGAAGAGTTTCAACACGAGTTTCTTGAGCTGACAACAAGGTTCCTAACACTGTAATAGGTAATGTAGCACGAACTAATCGATCTTCACCAACCGTATTAACCGTTTCGAAACTAGTAGCACCATATGACACATGAAACTTGTTTGATTCATTGCCCCAACCATAACGGTTATATGGAAGCAGTTGATCAATCAAATCATTCATCTGTGTAGTGAAATCACACCACATCATTATTTCATATTCTATAGTAACATATTTTGGAATATCAATTACATAGATTTCTTTTGATTCAGCACGTTGTGGATTTGGTATAGGAAATAGTTGATCTTCATATCGATTACGTTTGTTGTATGATTGTTTATGAACAAATTGATTGCCTGGAAATTGTCGATTAACATCTAGTCGTTTATTGTTGTCTCGTTCTTGTACTGAATTTCGTTTCAACATGATGAGCGGAGATTGAAGCTTACCTTTTTCATCACGAAGATAACCTAAACGACGAACATTGTCCCATTTTTCTCCATTTGCGAATATCACCGGAACTGGAATCACCGTTTGATCTGACATTATTTGTGGTTGAATTTCATTGTCGATATACCATTTGATAGCAAAGTCAATATCATAAACCGTACGCTTCTCGGTGCGTATAACATCATCATCTCTGCGAACCTGCTCAGCACGATTTAGAACCGGATCTGGTGTAAGTCCTTCTGTGCGACGTGGATTAGGTTTGTTTGTTTTACGATCTATGTTTTGTCTATTCTTGGCCATTAAAATCCTTTATATCCAAAATCATTATTACCACCACGACGAATATCTCGTATACCTAATGGTGTTTGGCGAGTTGCATGTGCATCGCAAACTACTGAAACACTGTAACCATGGTCATCTCCATTTGGCCATGTTTCTGGATTCTTACCTACGAAATATTGATTTGCATCAACATTATCTATTTCAAAATATTCATTGTCCCATAGCACAATATCACCAACTTCCGGATATAAACCAGATCGTTCTAATAAATCTCGAGACAAAGCAAATTTAGCAGTACGTGTATATGTATGACCATAATCATCCATTGCAGCTGCTTTTTCATCTTTCGTAATTAAACATGGAATCAATATTGAATCAAAATATGCTTTACGCTCTGATTCTCCATATAGATTAGAATTGCTTTGTTCTACTTGCAGTTTGAAGTATTCAATTTCTGTATCTACAATAGCATTGATCAATTCCGCATTGATAGAAGCTAAGAAACGTGCATCTCGTTTTCCTCCAAAAAGTGCCATCGTCTAACTCCTTATCCAACATAAATACGCAACGGCGCTTTTGCTAGCAATTCATTCATTTGATTTGCTTCTGCCGTTTGACGTGTCAACATTTGTTCTTTTGTCAATTTTTCTAAAAATTCTCTTAATTGAGAAATCAAATCTGATTTTTCTGTCTGTGCTTGTGATACTAAGTCTGATCCGTTCAGTGTTACTTCACCATTTGGAATTGGCACTGAAGAATATTTGTTTCGGACATATCCTAACATTTCTTTGGCAAGTGCCGCGCCATATCTTAATATCCAGGCACGCCCCATATCATTGATGTTCCCGTAGGTTTGAAATGTATATGGTATATTAGAAGCATCGCTCACAACACCGTTTATAAGTGCTGTATTACCAAATAATAAGGCATCTTTCGTTTTTTGTTCTTCAAATAAGAATTCAAACCAAACCTTGCCGAAATATGGTGTAGATGCAGTTCCTTGTGTTCCTGGCACCGGATAAATACGTATATCATCTCCATGAATATCAAAAGAAAAATGTGATTTACGTATTTGATCATTAAACTCAATGGCCTGTAAACGAAGTAAATCTGCGTGTATTGGCATCATCATAAAGTTTACGGAAGGAGAAAATCCTCCAAAATCAAATGCATCTAACAATGCTTGAGAACCTAATCCTGTTCCAACAAATGGATCAAAATATCTAACAATGGCCGGTGGCATATAGTGCAACACTCTGCGAATCTCAATTGAACTAGTATTGCTCAATGTGATGCCTAATGATGCTGAAACTGCTTCTCGGATTGAATATGTTTGTTTCATATTCACAACATCAAATGATGCAGAATACCATTTTACTGTTCCACCTGATTCAGCTTCAGTTCCATATGCTTTACTAAGTTTAACAATGTATGAAAGTGAATTACCTACTGGCTTACCAGTTAACCCTTCGGGGCCTAATAGATTAGATTGAGTCTGTAAGCCGATTGTATTGAGCAAATTGTTAACGATATTAACTTGATTAACCTGATTTGAATATTCTATTACTGCTGCTTCAAATGCCGTATAAAAATTAACATCTTGAAGTTCTACATCCATTACTGGATATCCAACTGAATTAGCTGCAAACTCAGCAAACTTATCTGCGTGTGAGGCAAATACCGGATCGTTATCAAAATACCCAAATGGCGTTGAACCAGTAGTAAATGAAGATGATCCAGGCCATATTGGTTTGTTTTCTGAGTAATCCATGATTATCCTTTTTTTTATATAAATATATTTAATAGTAATACTGCGATGCGTACGTATCAGCACGTATATCTCATTAAAATAATTTTGTAAGTGTCGATTCCTGCAAAGACATATCATGTAACTCTTCAATCTTTCCTAGAGCTAATTTACGAATTGCATGATACGTTTCCCGAGCTGGATATGGAGTCATAACCTTGATATTGATACGTTCTTTATCTGGTCCAAGATCTTGTTCAATATGAACCATTAACACTAATCGAATTGCACGAATACGATCTAATACATCAATCAATCGACCATCATACCGTATGATTACATCCATTGAATATTTATGTCTATCTACTGCCATAATCTTTTTAAATATAAATATCTAAACAGTAAGAAAGGGGTGACCGGAGCCACCCCTTTTCCCTTTAATCGGTTAATTCGTTAATTGTTTAACCCTAAATCGAAGTTAACTATTAAAGAGTTTCTAAACCTCTTACATATACCTTACCGTAAAACTCGGGTCTAACCACTTTCTTCGCGTAACGTGTCATAACACCTTTACGTGGAGTGAAGTTGATTGGATCATATACTAATGGAGTCATGATAAGTGGAATATATGGAGAATAAACAGCACCTGTTTCAAGGAATTGTGCTCCTCTGAATCCCATAAGGATTACGTTCTCTTTCATGTATGGGTTTTTGTAAACTGTATAACGATTGTTGATCGCACCAATTTTTTGAACACCAGCAGCAAATTCTAATTTAGTACCATCAGTGTCTGCAGCAAATCCTGGGATAGACTCAAGGATAGTTGCAACTGCAGGAGAAGTTACTAAGAAGTTAGCACCACCACGTAATGTTTTTTGGTGAATTTTGTTAGATACTTTTTGAAGTTTAGTACCTAAAGTTTGGAACCATCCACCTTGAGTGTTGTAGAATCCACCATTTGATACAGTTTGAGCTGTAAAGTTAGATCCGTTCCAAATTTCGTTGTTAATAGCTGACCAATATTCAGTTGTTGGAGCTGCTGCAATCAACATATCTAAGATCTCTAAATCGATTTCCATAGATACATACTCAGAAAGCATTGAAGTCAATTCAGCCTCAGCATCAATTGAATGGTAAGCGTTAAGGTCTTGAGCAAATTCAGGAGTCCAAACTGCTTTCAACTTACGAGTCTTAGCAACGATTGGCTCTGATTGAAGCTCTAAGTTCAATTCTGGAATATCAATGTCTGTACCGTTGTTGATACCTTGATTAGCACCAGAACCTTTGAATGGATTTGCATCTTCGAAATCACCTCTGTTGTAAGAGATAGGTTGTTTGCTATATGCTACTGTATAAGCAGAAGTTCCATTTAAACCAGCTGACGCAGAAACAACGAATTCAATCTTACCAGTTGACGTATTAAGTTTTGTAAATGCAGGAACGTTCATTGCTGCAGTGATAGCAGAACCTGAAGTTAATACAAATGATCTAACTGCTGTTAAATCTGGATTAGATAATGAAGATGTGTTAACGTAAATAACTGAATATCCTGCTAATGCATTTGTATAAGCAGAATCAAAATTAACTGAACCAGAACCTGCTGATGCAGCTGATGCAGTTGTTGCAGCTACTGATGCAGTAACTTCGTTGATTGAATAACCAAAACGACCTGCACCATAAAGACCACCTGTTGGATCACCAGTTGTATTAGTTACACCAAACAATGAATCATCAGACTCAGG